ATTCCAAACTCTGTTATCTTCATCTCCAGAGTAGTATCCCAAACCGCCATCTTGTTCAGACAAGAACACCATCGATCCATTAGGATCAAAATATCTTAGATATGGCCTATCATCTTCCGATGAATTCTGAGTGCTATATTGAATGCCGCCGCCGCCCTGAACCCCTACATTCGCCCATCCAACAGAATCAGGAGTAATTACATTTAATACCTTACCAGAGTAAGAAACTCTTGGATTGGTAGCGGTAACTGGACTTCCAGCTCCAGATGTATTAAAGGACATTTCTCCTGTAGAACTAAATGGATCAAATCCTTGGCCATCTACAAGAGGAATAGAATTTGCTTTGTTAAAAGCTAAAACCTGATCAGGAGAAAGGGTTGGCCCCGGACTTCCCGCCTTTAATTCGGCTTTTTGTTGAGCGAGTGTAGCCGCCCTTTCTGCATTTCTTTGCAGTCTTGCAGCCTCTCTTTCGGCCCTTATTTGTTCCGCAGTAGCCATATCAATTCCTTAACTAACACCAAGTGAACGAGCAATTTGCTCATGTATTAGCAAATGCCTATTTACCCAATCGTAAAAATCATCTTCTTGGTTAAAATCCAAGTCTTGCATGTTAAATGGATTATTTAAATCAAGTAAATTAGCGAATTGCTGGTGCTCTAACTGGTGAATTTGCAGCCAATCGTCCAAGTCCTGTGGATCAGCATCCATGATCGGATACCTGACAATTTGTTTTCCAGCATCAATCAGTCTTTCAGAAAAAACCTGATGCTGAATGCCGTTTTCAAACAAAAATTCTTTGAGTGACTCAGGCTCTCCAAATATCGGAGTGGCCAGGGTATCCATATTCAAACTCATATTATGGTCTGTATTAAATGGATTCTTTTAACGCAAATAATTCAGACTTCAAAGAATCAACTTCATGCTTCAATTCTTGGATTGCTTTAACAAGCACCGGAATTAAGGTGCCAGCAGAAGCCTCAAGTTTCTCAGGGTTTTCTTCGTAAACAAGATTCGGAACCGTAACGCCAACATCAGACTGAGCTTCCTGCAGTTCCTGTGCGATAAATCCGAACTCTGGAATACCTACTTTTCCACCATCACGCATATTCCAGACGAAGGAAACGGGGCGCAGCTTCTCAATAAGATTCAATCCAGCAGGGATTTCAACAATATCTTTTTTGTCTCTGCGATCTGACAGGGCAGTTATCGTCGTTACTTGGCAACGCAATGTCGTAATAGAACTGTTGCCTAAAGTAATTGCATTGTTTGCCGATGCCGAAGCGCCTTGAGCATTGTTACCAATGAAAGTGTTATTAGAGCCAGTCTCATTCGCATAGCCAGAAGCATAACCAATGGCAGTATTGTATGAGACTGTTGTTAGATAAAGCGATTGATAACCAAATGCTGAGTTACCATCTGTATCACTTGTATAAAGAGATTCTTGACCAAATGCACAGTTAAGTGATCCGGTTTGATTACTAACCAAACAATCCTCTCCAAACGCAGAGTTTCCAATACCACTTAAATTGCCGATTAAACAAGAGTTGCCAAATGCTGAATTATCATATCCGGTACTATTCAATGACATTGCGGTCGAACCAACTGCACAATTATTTGATCCAGAAATGTTGTTTCTTAATGCTTGATAACCTAACGCTATGTTTTGTACGCCTGTAGTGTTCTCAAGAAGAGACTCAAATCCAAATGCAGAATTTCCTCCGTATTGGGCTTTATTAAGAGCCTTATAACCTACTGCGGTAGAATAATTTCCAGTAGTGATTAAAGAAAGAGCACCAGAACCAACCGCCGTATTATAAGTGCCGGAAGTTAATGAAAGAAGAGCTTGATAACCAATTGCTGTATTATCAAAGCCACCAGTATTAGCACCAAGAGAGCTTGTGCCAAACGCAGAATTTCTATTTCCATTCGTGTTGGCATCAAGAGACTGATAACCAAATGCAGAGTTATTTGACCCGGTATTATTTAATATAAGAGCTTGATAACCAAAAGCTGAGTTAAGCGATCCAGTGGTATTTGCGTTAAGTGCAGTTACTCCAACGGCAGTATTTGTCGATACAGCGGAATTACCTTTCCATACTGTTATTCCATTAATAGTTGTACTTGTAACATTTGCATTTGCAATGGAGCCACCAGTAATATTTACATTAGCCAATGATTCAGCGCCATTTGCCATGCCATTGATAGCAACGACAACGGTGCTAAAATTATTGTCAAGTCTGCTAAGAGGAATGCTTGCATTTGCATTTGCAAAGGTATTAGGAATAACTACTGGAAGCGCCATAATTAGAACCTCGCTCTCAATTCGTGTTCGTATTGCAATCCGCTAATCGTAAATGGTGTTGCGGTTGCGGTTATTGTCATACCAAGGTATTTACCATACATTTTTGCATCTGAACGATATAGATAATAACCGGCACCAGGATTAACGTTATTAGTCCATATTACAAAGTTTGAACTATTGTTAATCCAGTTAATATTTGAAAAACTATTATTTACCCACTGCGTAGAGTTTGCAAAAGCAATGGGCGGTGATTGCGATGATTCAGAATCTACATAACCAACCATTATCACTGGAAGATTTCCAAGAGTTGCCTCAATACCAATCTTCAACGCTTGCTTATCGCGGATAGGATCACCCATAGGCATCAATGCCGTTTCTATAAAAACGTCAACGCCTGTTGTTTCATTGTTGTAAAAGCGATAAAGATTTGTTCCAGTTGTTCCGTAAGCGTTTAGTATATTGTCATCAAACGCATTGGTTATAAAAAAACCATTGGTAAGTTGACTAGAGAAAAACCATTTTCTTTCAAAGAATACGGCCTGTATCCATTCATTAGTGCCGTTATTGTCGTATTTAAAATTCCATACGGCACACAAAATATTATTTATTAGGCACTGCCCTCCACTAACATCTGAATTAAAATCAATTAGAGGAAACACCCCGTCAAGAGGATCGCTAATTTTAGTTGTTGTGGAGCCTACCAAGGCATAAACTCCATATTCGTTCATAAACAAAATTGAACGGAAATACGGGAATATAGCGTTCTTTAATTTCGTGCCAATAGAAGCTGATACGTTTGTATTGGTGAATAGGGATACGCCAGTATTGGGATCAATGCGAACGTCAGAAAATACGTTTATTGAATCCTCACCAAATACATATAGGAAGTTGTTGGCAGACAAAATCCTGATAATGTCAGTTCGCAGCGTGGAATCTGTGATAGTTAAAAATCCAGCAGATACATTATAGAAATCATTGAACGTATCGGCTGCAGAGTAAAATACAGTTCTATCATCAGCAATCCATGAGCGACCTGAAAAAGTAGCTACATCAATACCGTTCTGGTCTAGGATCGTGCAAGTTACATTTGCACTTGATCCAGCGCCAGTAATAGTTACTGATGGTGAACTTGTGTAACCTGTTCCGGCCTCAGTAACAACAATCTCAGATACAGCATTAGCAACAACAACAACTTCTCCGATAGCTCGTATTCCATTTGCCTGGTTAGGAGCGCCAAACGTAACTGTAGTATTTGCGTTATATCCAGAGCCGCCATTATTAATCGTTATGGAATTGACGCTACCAATATCATGAAGATTAGTGCCATCCCAAGTTTTATATCCATTGTTAGGATCAATAATTAAAGCGCGTTCATTTTTCCACTGCGTTGCCATAACGCCAGTGTTTGAAAATGTTCCTGCATTAGCAATATTGCCAACAGTTCCAGTATTGATATTTACATACTGTGCTCTACCATTATTTTGAAATGCCAATACATACTCAGTGTTGTTTATATTTACACTGGTCATGTATGTAACAGTATTTGCAAACGCAACATTTGCTAACTGGCTGGAAGCATTTAGAATTTTGATGTTGCCGTAGCCAATCGGCATGGCGTTTTCCATCCAGGAAAATTCGCCATTATCAATAACGGTGCGATTGTTTTTAGTATTTACGCCCTTAAAGTCTTTTACTACAGCGTAATTTTTCTTCTGCTCAACCGCAGCCATTTAATACCCCGCTACATAAGGAGTCGGTAGTCTGCGAGTAAATGTGGAGCTAAGAATATCACGAACATGCGTGTTGTATTCTTGATTGAATATTTCTGCCTCACCATACGATTGCTCTTGATACTTTGCCATGTAAGCAGCAAAAAATGGAATCGCCTCAGTAAATGGCGCGGCAAGCACCTCAACCTCTCCACTACTAACCATTGGATCAACCTCAACTACAGTATCAAATTCCATAACGTAGCTTTGATCGGGAACCGGCCCAATAAAAAGTTTTTTTGGGCCATACATTGAAAATGCAATTGGCCTACCAGTATAGTTTTGCCAGTAACGCAACTGAGCATTAAAATCAGTCCAGGCAAGGTAATACAAAGGAATGCGAGAGTTACCCCAATACAGATTAACGTTAATTACATCAATCGTATTTGATCCTTGAGGCAGTGCAGAAAAACTTATTGTCTCAACGCCTGATGGTGCGGTGTAACTTTGAAGAACACGATTACATCCTGTATCACGTACAAGAGTGTTTCTACCATCGTTAATGTAATCAGTTAATTCAGCATCAGTCCAAAAATTGCCATTAACGTCATGCAATAAACGACGAGTCTGCGTAATGTAACTCGATAAAGTCTGAGACATATTTACTCATTTATCACTGAAACTTTCGCCGCACCCTTTGCATTAAGCAAAGAGGCGGCTACTCGCTCCACCACAGGGGCTGACAAGTGGACTGGCTTGGAAGGCTCTTTTGAAAATGAAAACTTACAGAGTTTTTGCATTGCAGCATCAAACTCATTGCTCATCTTCATCCAGCCAAGCCTAACCAAGTAGGGTTCTTTATTGTCATCGCCATAACCAAAAATATGTTTTGCCACAACCTCAGGCAGTTCAATTTCTTTGCCAGGAATGAAGTCATATTTAACCCCATCAAAGCTGTCAGAAAGCGTATCCTGACTGTTGTTGCGGACATAAACGGTCATAGCGTAACAATATCCCCGTAAACAGCAACATCACAGGTAACAGAATTGGTATTTGCATTCAGCCGCAGATACAACGGCTTGGCAGTCAAAACCGTACTATTACCGGAGGCACTCAAAGTAAGATCAACATAACTCGTCGTTGCCGTTGCACCAGTAGTTACTTGTGCATTAGCAACGGCTGTTCCGGTGCCTCCAGAAGCAGGAAACAAAGCAACGTTAGCGTTAGATGCAGCTCCGCTAAAATTGGACAGGGTTACACGACGAACAATATATTTTGTTGCCGCTTGAGGAACAAGAGTGGCAATATCGCCGGTTGCAGCTAGGCTTACGCCAGTAACTTCCGCCAGCCTAAAATTGCCAAAAGCATCGGGATATAAACATCCTACTGCATTAGCGTCCATTATCCCTCCTTAGGCGTAAGTGCTGCCAGCGGCTTGACCGTCGTTAATATCAAGCAGAGTAACGTTTGCGTTACCGCTGCTATT